GAAATTCACGCTGGGGCTGGTGCTCGTGATGGCGTATGCCTCAACGTTGTTATTGCTTTCGGCAGGCTCCGCAGTACCGGTAACTTTGGCCCCCTGCACATACGCCGTTTTGCCTTTTGCAATATCGCTCGCTGTCGCATCGGCGTCGGAGGTATCGGCGTCATTGGTGTTGGTACCGACAACCTTCAGCCCTGCCGCAGATGTCATGGTTTTGCCTTTGGCTACATCGGCGGCGGTGGCATTACCGTAAGTAGAGGGCGACGTCCGGAGCTTTACAGAAGCCCCTTCTTTGTAGAGAGCTGGATATTGGAATTTTTTGCTGTGCAGGATGTGAGACCCATCGTATGACACGCTAGCATTTTCCATGGTATACTGTTTCGCCTCGACTGTATCAACTGTTCCGGTGACCTTTTCCCCCTGTACATACGCTGTCTTGCCCTTAGCAATATCGCCCGCTGTCGCCGTAGCATCGCTGGTATCCGTGCCGCCTGTGGCGGGGCGAGTGCCAGTGATCTGCATGCCGGTGGCATCGTGCGCAGTTACACCCTCCACCAGATCGCTGGGGGTCACGGTGTCGCCGGTCAGGTCGAGGACAACGGCATCATTGATAACAACCTTGTTGACCGCCATGCTCAGCCTCCGATCGTCAACGTCTGGCCGCCAGCCGCATTATCAACGTATGTGGCCGGGATCGCCTGCACAGTAACTTGAGACAGGCAGTTATACGCTTTGTCGGGCAGCACAACCTGCTGCTCAAAGGTCGGCGTAACGCTCTTGGCCTGCGGCTTCATACCTTCGCTGCCGCTCATAGAGCCTTTCACGCCCAGGACCGTAACGCCCTCGCGGATATTTGTGGGCACCAGCTTGGCCTGTTCGGTCGCTGCGATGGTCACCCCGCCTGCGCCATCGTGGAAGCCCATGGGGATGGTGTACTTACCAGAAACGGTGCTGATTTCACCGTTGACTTCGCCGTTGTTGGGCATCGTGCCGGTCATTTTAGCGCCACGCGCGTAGAATGTTTTCCCGTTCAAAACCTCCGCCACAGCTGCGGTGGCATCGCTGGTATCCGCGTCTTTCGTGCTGGTACCGGTAATAGGGGCGCCGGACTTGTCGTGCGCCGTGATACCTTTTGCCAGCTTGTCCGGGGTTACGGTATCTGCGGTAAGGTCAAGCTTCGTTTCCTTGCCGATAACCACCTTGTTTACGTATTTATTGGGCATTGTAGTACTCCTCTCCTATAATCAGTGTGTAACCGTTGGAATCGTTGGATACCTCGTACTGAGGTATCTTGCGGATTGTCACGTCTTTCTGCATCAGTTTTTTCGCCGTGGGCAAAACCTGCGCCGTAAACAACGGCGTGATGTCATACGGCCCGCTGTACTCCGGCGCACCCACCACTGTGGTGCCGGTCACGTCCACCCGCACGGCGCTCTGTTGGGCCACTCGCACCTGGATCATGCACCATCAACCTCCTGGAATAAGGTCGGGCTCATTTTGAGCGTCAAAATCTCCGTCTGCGGCTGGTCAGTGCTGTCCCGCAACGTGATGCGGGTGTCCATGTACAGTCTTTCGCCGCCCATGAATTTGTATGTCTCCGCCCGCGTCCAGGGGATAAGGATGATGTTCTGTCCTTCCTGCCGGGTGCAGTCATCCGGCCAGACGTTGGATTTAATGGCCGGGAAGCCTTTGCAGCTCTTCTGCTTGAACACAAATTCGATCCGGCTCACATCATCCAGATCCATCCCGATTTCCACGGGCAGCACGAATTGCGTTCCCTGTTTCATTCGTTTTTCTCCTAGTTCGGCAGTTTTTCTTCCTCGGTTTTCGGAGTTTCGATGTTTGCCGCCGCGGCTTCTTCGGCTGCCATATTTTCACGCACGACGGCAAGCATGTTTTCGAGGATCAGCTCAGATACCGCAAAGGGAATTTTCGCTTCATTGATCGCGGCAATAATCTTGCGTTTGCACTCTTTGATGCGTTTGGTATCAGTCATGGTGTTTCCTCCTTAAAGCCGCGCGTTCACGGCATTTTTCAGCGTGGCAATGGCCGCCAGAACCTCTTCATCAAGGGCCACAAAAGACCCCCGGTTGTTCTGGCTGGTGATGTTGCCGCTGTCGTCCAGTTCCATGTAGGTGTAGCTCACTCGCTCGCCCTCGGCAGTCGTCACAACTGCCACGCCAGATAATTTCTTCATGTCCATCCCTCCAATAGAATGTCTGCGGTTTCGTTCGCGCCGGTGTCCATAGCCAACAGGTCATCTGCGGCGGTGGTGCTTTCGTCCTGGGCACGGGCGGCGGTGCTGGCGGCCAGATCAATGCCTGCCGGGTCGCCCGCGGGGTAACTGCTGTCACTGCGGTCGGCATAGCTGCCCTCATAGCCGCGCTGGGCGGCCATGCAGAGCCAGGCAAAGCACTGCCCTGGTGCGCCGTGTATAATGGCATACTGGCCGCAGTTTTCGGCCCACAGGTGCCCGGTGCCATCGCAATCCGTCAGCAGCCAGGCGGGCTGCCCATATTGGGCGATGGTCTCCGCATAGCGCGGGTCAAGAGCAATCAGGCACCAGCCGTCCGGCCCGCATTCGCCGCGTCCCCAGTCCGCAAAGGTCGGCAGCGGCGTTTCAAACGCGGCCATTTTCAGCGTGCCGAAGCTGGTAGGCACCACACGGGATTTCTCGCCCCAAACGTCCAGGTTGTGCACGTTGAGCTTGCCGCTCACGCCAACGCGAGTCGTGTTAAAATCGGCATCGCTGTCATCGCTACGGTTGTAGGTGATCTGCATCCCAACGTAAGATGTCGGGTTAAGGCCGTCAACCCAGCCGTACTTGGCGTACTTACTGCACGCGCCGATGTAGCTGCTGCCCGCCTCTGAGTACAGCACGCCGGTTAATCCAATCGACCCGGTGTTGATGGTGGCATACCATGCGATGTGCCGATTGTCCAAAAATACGCGCTCACCGGCCTCGGTGCCCATACGTATCCAGGCGTTGTCCAGGTCGTACACGGTGGTGTAGTTGAGGTTATGCAGCTGCCCGGTCGTGATGTTGCCGCCGTTGATGATTGTCTTGTCCT